TTATAATTTGTAAAATTGTAAAAAATAATTAAATAAGATATTAATTAATTTTATAAATTATAAAAATAAATTTAATATTTATTAGTTGTCATAATAATTATGTGATGAATATCTACTATAAATAAATCCATAATTTTCATCATCTAAATCTTCTTCAAATCCTTCTTCATCATCTGGTCTTATTTCAAAATCTCCTTCTGCGTTATCATCAGGTTTATCTTTAATAACTTCACGAATATCATCATCACCATCATCCATTTTAAGACCAATCTTTTTCATTTCATTAATAATATCTCTTTCTTCTCTTGTTTTTTTATTTAAATTTGATAAAATTTTATCTTTATTTTCTTCACGAATTTTATTAATATAATTAATTTGGTCTTCTAATGTAGGCATTTTATTATCACTAATTATTTTTAAAACTCTTGTAATAATTTCATTAGTAATTCTTTTAAATACTTCATTTTCAATTTTAATTTTTGAAATAAATTTAGTATTTGTATTTATATCTGGATAAGATGGAAGAAGCATTGCTCTAATAACAATTATTGCTCTTATTTGATAAATATATGTATTATTATCATCATTTATAATAGAAGATAGATTATCTAATTCTTTAATAGTTTCATTAATTTCTTTAATAATATCATTAGCATCATTTTTAAGATTTTTATATAAAATAGTAGAAATCATAATTAATATTTGACGATAATTATTAAAATTAAAATCAATTGGAATTTTTTTGAAATCTTTCACCATATTTAAATGAATATTATAAGTATCTCTTAATTTTGTTTGAATTTCTTCTTTTTGTTTTTTATTAATAATAGTTTTATCACTCATATTAGCAAACCATTCATCTAATGAACTTTCATAAATAAAATAATTTTCATTATTATATTTAATACCATCAAATCCTTCTTTTTTATTAGATATATCTTTTTTAATTAAATAAAATCGTTCATATCTTTTTTTATTTAAAACACGTTCGCTGGCAAAAACCCCTTTTGCTTTTTCTAAATCTTTACGATTAGATTTAAGAAATACGTCAGCACTAAAATTTTCATCAATTTTTTCTAAACAACATCCTAAAAGATATTTATGAATTTTTTCATATCTAACAGAAGGCATATAAATTAAAGCTTCAATAAAATTATCGAAAAATTTATCACTTTTATTTTTATATTCTCGATATTTATTTGGATTTTTCTTTTCATCATAAAATTCTACTAATTTCTTTTGTGCTTCTAATCCTTTCGTATCTCTTTTCTTCTTTTTCTCTCCCTTTTCAAATTTTTTCAAATCATTTGAATATACATCTTTTAATTTTTGAATAATCGTTTTCTTAAAATCATTTGGAAATGGAAGATAATTTTCATCATTTTCACTAAAATCTTCTTTAAATACTTCTTCAAATATACATATTAAATACATAAGAACACCATCTTTATCTTTTGTTTCCATATTATAAGGCATTCCATAATCATTCCAACTATCATTTATACAAGGTATATAACATCGACTTCTATCAAACATAAGAGTTCCATCAATTATTTCATTTTGTATTTCAATAGACCATTTACAAATAACATCAAAAATAATATCTATAATTAATGATGTATATTCTTCATATGCTTCAATTAATTCATCATCTTCATCTTCTGTATTTAGAACAAATTTTTCTGTTTTTTTTGCTTGTTCTTTATAATAATCATCATTAAATTTCCCATTATATTTATTTTTAATAATTACTATTTTTTCTTGAACTTTTCCTGAATAATTTTTAAATATATTTTCAATAATTATATCATAATTTAAGGGAAGTTTGCTTAAATCACTCATTTTTTTTAATGAAGGACAAATCTTTTTTAAAACATCTATAAAACCTTTTTCAAGATTATAACGACTATTATGATAATATTTTTTAAAAAATATATTATCATCTATTATTTCAACTTCTTCATTATCATCATCATTATCATCATTTTCAATATATATAGCATTCTTTTTAAATTCATCAATACGGACAGGAACACCTTCGTAATTTTTTGTATCTAATCCTGCTTTAATTTCGTGTTCTTCATGTTGAAAATCGAAAGATATTTTAAAAATGTCATTATAAGTTTTAGTTAAAATTTCAAAAATATTTATGATATTAGTAATTTTATTATCGATTTTTTTTTCAAATAAAGAAATATAATTATCTATTGAAAGATTTTTTCTAATATTTTTCAAATTAGTGATAATTTCATCATAATTATTTTCATTAATATTAATTATTAATTTTTCTAAATCATTAATAATAGGTGATACGACTTCTTTTTCTTTTTCGAAAATTTTAATTCTATTAGATATATCAACAGAGGATTTATGAGTTATATCAAGAAGTTTAACAAAACTATTAATGATAATATAGAATAAATATCTATTATTAGTTAAATCAAAAGGTTCAATTTTAATTTTATTATAATTTATTTTAATTTCTTTTTCTTTTTTAACTAATTCTTCTAAATAATTTTTTAAAAGTTGATAATTACTATCATCCATATAATCTAAATCATAATTAAATTTACTAAACAAATCATTTATAGATGAATAATGAAATTCGTCTTCATCAATTTTATCTAATGGAAGTTTTATTTTATATGATTTAATCATATCTTCAAATGATTTAAAATCATCTCTTTTTAATATTTCTCCTTTATATCTATCTTTATTTAAAAAATCTACTATTTTTTCATTAAGATTTGTTTTAGAAGTTGAGGTAGGTTCATAATAATAAACGGCAAGAACAGGAATATCTCTTTCATCATCTTTAAAAATAATATAATTATCATTTTTATTTAATTCGAGAATAGATGTAGTAGATGGTGAAAAATTTAAAGAATTTTCAATATTATAAACGAGGGGAAACCATAATTTATTTTTATTTTTTAGAGCAAATTGAATTTGTTCTTTATTATTTGATTTAATTTTATTTACAAATTCTTCGATATCTAAATCTTGAAAATTATCTCTTTTAGCATCAGCAATAATTATAAAATTATTTATATTATATGGAGATTTTTGACGTTCAATAACTTCATTAAAAAGATTTAGAAATCCTTCTGTTTTAGTTTTTATTTTAAAAAAATTAAAAAGATAATCATATAATTCTTCTTGTGAAAATGCGACAAAAATAGGATTTAATTTTAAAATTTCATCTAATGAAACGATTTCATAATAATCAATTTCATTTAATTCTTCATCTTCATATTTAAATCCTAATTCCTCCATATCTATAAAATAATAATAATAAAATAATTAATAAATATGAAAACAAATAATTTAATAAGTATTGATAGATTTTTTGAATTAAATTAAGTTCTTTAATTTGAATAGATTTTCAAAATTATTGACAGGATAACCTCTATATTATAAATAAAGGAAATAATAAAAATAATTATTCAAGAAAAAAGATTATATTTAAATTAAGAACATTTTAATATAGGATTAGGATTTGGGTAAATATAACCCGGCGAATATAATTGATTTTTCTTATTAATTTCGCTCCATTTATTTAAATCATTTGAATATTCTTGAATTTTTTGATTAGGCATAAATTTCTCTTCTTGATTATCGGGAGTTTCTATTAATGGTATATGATTATCCTTTGCTACCATTCTATAATTTATACCAATTCTATCAAAACCTTCTATAGCCTTTGATTGTGGATTCCAACATAGTGGATCAAAACGATTAATGCCAACTTCTTTTAAAGAACAGGGGGGATTTGATAAACGACAGCTCTCGGTAGGAATAGAACATTTACGAATGTCAGATATAGTTTCAGGAACGCAACCAGTAGAAATATATTTATTAGGAGCATAAGCATCAGCATTACATTTTGAATTTTTATAATTTCTTCCAGATAATTCAGTATTATCATCAATCGCTTTTTTCATACTACACATATTTTGTCCATATGCTTGATAACGAATATGGGGATCATTTGGAACATATTTATCACAATCCATACAATCATTATAAGGTGTTGATAATTGATAATTACCAGAATATATTGAACGTTTTAATTCTTCTTGATATGAAGAATTATCATAAATCATTCTTGTATCATTTGGTTTATACATATTCTCTTATTAATTCTAATAGAAAAAAAACTTAACAATTATTAATTTTAATTGGGGGAGGTAATGGAATAGAGCGATACATAATAGATTGACAGGATGGAAGATGGTTCATAGTAGTATCAATAGGTTGTGTTTTATCATTATTAATTTTATTATCTGTGGTTGGTTGATATTGATTAGCATAACATTTAGTTATAATACGAGTTTGACCTCTTAATTCACTATCTAAATCAACGAGATTTCCTTGAATATGTGAAACGGCAGTTCCGCCAACAAAACCTAATTGATGAATACATTTATCTTTATGTTCATATCTATATGGTGATAGAATATGACTTAATGTTTCGACACTTGATTTTAAATCTTGTTTATAAGAACAATTATCGTATTTAGTTCTATTGAAACTCATTATTTTCTATACATACTAAATATTTTTATTAAAATTAAATCTATTTATATATGAACGTGTATCTTCGCCACCATTTATCCAAATAGGAACAATATTATCTGGATTTTGAATATCTTTCATACAATCAACAAGAGGAATTGGATGTTTTATTTGAATTTCCATTAAAGATTTTTTACATACAGAATTTAAATTTCCAGAAGTTGTATCAGTTCCAGATAATATATCTAATTCTTTCATAATATCTCCACCACATCCTTTTAATTTAGTAACAACAGTAAAAATTCTTTAAAATAATTGAATTTTACATTTATCTCTTGTCATCATTTCATCATTTTTAACAAGATTATTATAAGTATCTATAAGACAACCATCGGACACTCCATAACCAGCACGACCACGAAGATTAGGATGGTCTAACATAAAAGCAGGAACTCGAACATTGGGACTTTCACAAGGAATTAATTGTGAATAACTTTCATAAGTTTGATAATTAGCAATTTTTTCATTTCCATGATTTTTAAAATCCATCCAACAACTATCCGCACATAAATTATTTTGACTTTCAAAATATGTTTTTCCTGTTGTAAATGTTCGATTTTCCATATTATCTAATTAATAATTACATTATATTATTAAAACATTGTTCACCATTTCCTTCTTTACAACTTGTTTTTCTATAATATAACCATTTAGAAAATGCTTCTTGATTATTTGGAATAGTTGTTGAGGGAACTGTATAAAATTGTCGTTGTGATGAATTTCTATCATATATATCTTTCACATCTCTATATTGATTATTAAAAAAATTATTATTTATTTCTTTTTTAATTTTTGGATTATCTATATAACAAGCGTCTAAATTTAAATTAGCATTATTACCAATATCAACAATTGTCGGATTCATAAATGGATTATCTTTCGATGGTTTAACACATAATTTATTATTAATAATTGCTTGATTATTATTATCTAATTCTTCTTTTATTTTAGATTGTTCTTTATTATAATAAAAATAAATATATAATAAAAATAAATTTATTATTATCGCAAATATTATAAAAAAGAATGTTCTCGTTATTAACGAAATTATTAATGCCATAAAAAATATAAAATTTGAAATTATTAAAATTTTATCTTTAAAACTAATCATATTCTATTAAAAGAAACAAAAATAATTGAAATTATCTTTTACTTAATAGTTTTTTTTGAAGTTCCGCCTTCTTTGCCATCGCCTTTAATCCTTGTTTATTAATTGCGGTCTTAGTCTTTCTACCTCCGCCACCACCTCCATTCATAGCACTCATCATTCGCATCATATCCGCCATATTAAAATCACCATTTCCACCACCACCTCCTCCGTTATTTCCAAACATTGAAGGAAGCATTGACGCAAATTTCATAGCATCTTTCATAATAGCATCTTGATTTAATTCACCCGATGAAATTTTATCAGTTACTTTATTTCCTACTTTTGAAAATAATTCTCCTAATCCATTTTCTGGATTAGCAAGAGCTTTAAGAATATCTCCTTCTTCGCTAATTGTTTGTTTAAATTTATCAATATTTACATCATCAATAATTTCCTTTGCTATTTTTCCAATTGTTGTTTCCTTTAATTCCCCCATTCCTTCAAATGAAGTATTATCTTTAACTTTTTCACTCTTCATTGTATTAAGACGTGAAATGACTTTCTTATATTCTTCATTAGTGAGTTCAATATCATCGCTAAATGTTTGAAGAATTTTTAAGATAGTAGAAGCATCATCATCACTCATTTCATTTTTAAAAATATAAAATACACTTAGAAAATGATGACATAAGAAATTATCTCTTAGAAGTTTTGTAATCTCCCCAATAGTAATCTCTTTAAATAGAAAAACTTTTTTATTATCTTCATTCTTTAACCATTCATCACAATTCTCTTTTTCTACATCTAAATAAGATTTCCAAAATTCATCATTACAATTTTCCTTCACAAATTTAATATATTCATCCGAAGTCTTATCAAATTCTTTATAATTATCTTTCATAACTTCTAATACTTTATTTGCCGTTGAACTATTCTCCTTATGTTTTTTAGCAATAGTTCTGATTTTAGTTAAAAGCTCATAATAATACTGATTAAATATAACTACTGATGTTGTCATAAATTTTGTTTATATTTAAATATTCTTTTTAATATCTTTAAATATATTTAATTTTATTTAATATCTTTGAATAATTTCTCTCTTTCTTTTGTTAATTCTTCAAT